GCTGCTTGCCCGGTCAGAGCTTGCGGCCCTTGCACCGCAGTCTGCATATCTTCTTTGGTGAACCCAACATCCTTAGACTGCTTGGCCAACGCTGCAACAGCGTTCTTCAGAAAGTTGTACTGCGGCGTCAGCTTGGCAACCGTTGCCATGTCGCCTTTTTCCGTAGCTGCCTGCATCCTAGCGCCCAGATCATCAAACGCTTGACTGGCACGACGATAGGTATCCAACACACGCGGACGCGATTCTTCCTCTTCCCGTTTGGCTTGTTCAGCAGCTTCACGCTGCGCGGTCGTAGGCAGCGGGGTGTACGCCCCAGCCACTTCACCAAACAGATCAGGTTGCGTGCCGCTGGGCAGACCTTGAATTGTTTTCTGGCGCTCGGCAGCTTGTTCTTGCTGACGCTGTTGTTCCTGCTGAAGAATCTGTTCCTGTATGCGTCTGGCGTTATCCAATTCGCTAATTTGTTCTTGTGCTTGGCCGCGTTGGCGGTATGCAAAACCACCACCCATCGGACCCGTAGCCGCCACCGTGCCAGCAATGGTGTTGATGTACTCGCTCTTGGCTTTGTCATCGGTCAAGGACAGACCAGCTTGATAGCGCTCAGCAGCTGTCTCAAGGAGTTCGGTCGGCACTTCACTCAATACAGATTTGGCAGCGCCTGTGGCAACGGTACGCCCCGCGCTGCGAGCAGCCAGTTCTCTGGCAACAGCTTCACCCGCTTTTGAACCAGCCTTACCAAGCCCCAACGCAAACCGGTCAACAAGAAAGCCAAGCGGTGCGGTGGCAGCAGCGGTCAGCGCTGCTTTGCCGGGTTCCAGTTCTTCGGCGCGTTGCTTTTCCGCAGCCTGACGCTGCATGAACGAACCAAGTTGCTGCAGTCCATACGTACCAATACCTGCCGCCAAACCACCAATCGGGCCTGCTGCCGCCGTACCGTATGCACCCGCAGCCAGTGGACCAGCCATGCTTGGGGCGGTCTGCAGCACCTGTTCGCCAATGTACGCTGGGACTTTACCCAGCATTGAACCAAGACCTTGCGTACGGTAGATGTCTTGCAGCTGCTCGACCGTTAGTCCTTGAGGGCGTTTAGCTTCTTCTGCAGCTTCGCGCTTAATGCTCTCCATCTGGCGTTGAGCGCCTTCAGTGTCTCCAATAGCCGCACGTGCACCCAGCCCAAGACCAGCCAACGACTCAAAGGGTTGCTCAATACCGCGCATGGCCGCACGACCCATGCGCTCAACAAATCCTTGGCCTTTGCCGTACAGTTCCGGAAACCGTTCTTTAGCGCGAGCAAGTGCTTCTTCATCCGACAAACCCTCCGGAACCCGAAAATACTTTTTATTTGGCAGCTCGATAAGGGGCATCCCTTACTCCTACTCAATGATGTCGCGGGGGTGTACTCTGGAGTCAGGTATCTGAATTGATGGCGCAGCTAGAGTTTTTATACCTTCACGTTCAGCCAATGTTGCTTCAATAGCGGTTGCTCGTTCACGCAACCGGGCACGTTGTGCTTGCGGCAAACTGATATCCGCCATTTGTATTTTTATAGACTCAAGCATAGAACGAAGGTTTTGACCACTTTGTTCAACACGACTTCTTTCCATTGCTGCGTCATGCCGCAAGTCATCACGACGCCCTTGACCAGCCAGCACACCAATATGTTGTCTACGCCAAGCAGCTTCTTGATCAGCAATATACCTTCTCATCTTTATAATTTCTTCGCCCTGCGTTTTTTCGTTCCACAGACCCTTTTCTTTCAGGTCAAGTTCACGTTGCTTAAACAGCTTTTCGGCTTCAAAACGTGTAGCCTCAGCCGCCAATTTCTCAGCGTGTTGGAACATGTCAACAGCCATCTTGGAGTTACCTTGCGCCAGCTGTGCCTGTGCACCGAGCATGTTTATCTCGGCTCCAATCATGGCTTTCTTGTCCTCACGGTCTTCTTTACCGTAGGCTTGGGTCAGCTCAGCAATCTGGCCCAGCGCAGAACCACGGGCAGCGCCCGAAGTAGTGCCTGACTGCAGCAATGCTTGCGCAGCCTTCAAGGCCATCACACCTTTACGTTCAGCACTGCGGGACTGTTTTTCTTCTGCCGTAGGCGTCATCGTCCGCAACAGCTCAGTCATTTTGTCCATATACGGCTGAGTACTACCACTGATTTTGCGCATTGCACTTTCATAGCCGGTGTCGGCTGGAGCAGCACGCTCTGCGGCGGGGGCAAGCGTGGTAATACCAGTGGCAGGAGCAGCTTCCGTGGTGGCTGCTTTGTCAGTCATAAGATCAAGAGCGTCTGGCGTTGGTGCAGGATTGGCTTCCATTTGCACGGGAGCTTCAACACGAGGGCGTGCCGGACGCGTTGCTGGCTCGGGAGCCGAAGGAGCATTGCCAACAAGACGCGGGTCTACGTAATTTTTGCCACGGTATCCGGGTTCAACAGCAGCTCGGCGTTGTACAGGTTTATCTGCAAGCGCTTCTTTTTCACGATCAGCCAACCCAGTCAAGTTTGCCAAATAGTCTGTAACATTTTGCGTTACACCGGTAGCTCTCATTACCGGCTCTGCAAGTCCGTATGACGTTAGGCCAACAGCAGCAGGACCAGCTAGGGGCGTTGCCGCTGTTAAAGCGCGTGCACCCAAACTACCTAAACCGCGCAGTCCAGCCATAGTTGCCGACTGACCAGATACCTGCGGAAAAAACCTAGACAGCGAACTGGCAGCACTTGGACCACCGGCAGCTTCTGCAGCCACCGCTTGTTCCGCAACAGACGCGGGGACCCCTTGAGCAGCAAACTGTGCAATCCTTTGACGCGTTGCATCAATAACCCGTTGCCGAGAAACGTCTGGATCAAACGGAGTACGAAACAATTCACCTTGCGTACCACCCGTCTGAAAGTGGCGCACATCGCCACCCTCGGCAAACCCAGCCACACCACCATCCGGAATCGCTCCGGCTTGCTGAGCACCGGGAGCTTGAGCAATACCCATGTCTTCGGGCATCTGCGCTTGCTGCAGCATGCGGTCTTTAATGCTTGGTTGCTGTAGTTCCTGCTGGGCCTGCACGCCCTGCATGGCAGTCTTCTGTTGCATCCGTTGTTTCAGGACGGTCAATGCTGTGGGTTGATCTATCTCGCTGGGCTGACCACGCAAAATTGCCTGCAGCTGTGCAATAGGCAGACGCATCGCCAGTTGATACTGGGCCTCCGGGGATTTCATAGCGCCAATCATTACGCACCCTCCATCACTTGGTACAGCGCCAATTCAGCCAAACCGCTGCCCATGTCGTTCTTGACCACGCCGCCCTTCTTATACGCTTTGATTGCCCCGCCTTCTTTGCTGCCTTTGAATAGGTTGGACAGACCGTACGCGCCAAGACCATAACCCATAATCTGGTTGGCCGCGCTGGGCGGTGCTTGGTAGATCGACTGGGACTGCTGCGTCAACGGCATGCCGCGCAGAATGTCTGACATGAAGCTGAGTTGCTTGTACGGGTAGTTCTGCTGGTTCAGGAAGTCCTGATACGCTTGGCTCAGATATTGTTGCTGCTGAGCTTGTTGTTGAGCGCCTGCTTGCTGCTGTGCAGCATTGATGCCCATAGCCTGCTGGTATTGAGTTTGCCCAAGCTGACCCAGCGTAGCGGCAGCAGCGCCTGCTTGACCAAGCCCTTGCAATCCGAGGTTTGCACCAAACTGTTGTGCTTGTTGGGCGCGATCAAACGCATTCTGATAACCCTGACCAATCGCCTGATTCATGGCTATGTTCTTGTTGCGCTCGTTTTCAGCTTGCATCAGTGCTTGACGACTTCCGCCAAACGCACCAGCAGCAGTGGCCCGACCTTTTTCCATCTGACCGGTGATGTCGTACTGACGCTGCATTTCTTGCAGCTGGGGTTGCAGCGCATTCTGAATGTAGGGTGACATGTACGCCTGTTGTGCGTACGGATTGGTTGCCTGCTGTTCGTAGTTACGTCCAGCCATCAAACTGCCAATACCCGTCGCACCAGCCAAAGCAGTGCCGGTATCAAGCTGACCAGATGGGGTAGCCTGCCCAAGGTTTTGGAACGCCTGTTGCTGCATCGGCGTGAACTCAGCAATCCGCTGCCCTTGGTACTGTTGATAAGGGTTTTGACTGATGTCAGTTGTGGCTTGCGCCTTGCCAAGCAAAGTTTCAACGTATGGCTTAGCGTATTCAGGGATGCTGGTCTGCGTGACGTTTTGCGTCGTAGGAGCAGCTTGCTGTTGCTGTGGAGCAGGGCTATCGTTACCAAAGTGCAGTAAAAAAGCTTCGCCCGTCAGCAGTTTTGTGAACCAACGAAAAATCATTTCAGCACCTCGGCTTTGTAATCGGCGTAGCGCTCAGCCACGACCGCTTTCCACATTTCAGGCAATACCTCTTTGGCCTTCTCAGGTCCAACACAAACATGCACAGCGTAAGCAATGATGTTGCCTGCTGCGTAGCGAAGCGTGTGGGCAATCTCTAGCCCGTGTTCATCTTTGTCCTGCTCAAACTTGTTGGCTGTTTGGTACGCCGATACCACCGTCAACCACATCGGCAACACTGCTTGCTGAATCTGCTGGTAGAACGGATTCGCTGGCATGTACGCCAGACAAATCAAGAACGCATTGTTTATGTCGTCTTGCGATACAGGCTTGTCCCTATCAATCAAGTCATCCCACGTATGCGCCAAGTCCACAAACATACGGTAGAGATTCAGTGCATCCTGATTGCCGCCAAACCATTCCAGTTTTCCTTGGCTATCAATCATGCAGGCATAAGCCTTTCAGCGTTGATTTGTTTGCCTTGCTTGGGATTGCCCGTTCGTGCTTTTCGGACTCGATCCATCATGGTGTACAGCCTCTTTGCACCTGCATCGGTCGAACCATTGCCAAGGTGAGACACCACATCAGCCGGAATTACAAACTCACCATCCGCCAGTGCAGCGCGTTGTGGGGTTTCGCCTTTGATCACCGCCGGAATATCGTCGGACATACCGTCTCCCGGCCCACGCAGAAGCTTACCACCAGCAGCGTATTCAGGCAGGGCGGCAATGCCTCCAGCAGCCATGCCCTCCGCGCCCGTGAACGGGTTGATCTTCGGGCCATAGCCGTCCACCACCTCTTGGGAATTTGTGGCTGGCAGGGTGGCGTAGGAGGACTTGCTGATGTTGGAGCCGGGGTAGTTCTGGCTCAGGTCGAGCGGCAACGACGGTGAGGGCACTTGTCCGCCAGCGGCAGCGGCATAGATAGGTTGTGCGGTGTATCCCTGCCCGGTGAAATACGGTACTTTTGAGAAACCAAATTGTGAAACTTGTCGTTGGGCTTCGGGGTCTACCTGTCCGACAGTGTACTGATAGGGACGGATGTTGCCTTTGTTTTGGGCGGCTGCGTTGGGAGCCAACGTATTTTGCTTCAACATGTCCGGAATAAACGGGGAAGCAATTGTTGCTACTCCTCCAAGACCAACTTGCCCGTATAGATTTTTTGCTGCCGCAACCGGATCAGACACAAACTGCCCCAAACCTCTAGCCGCTGCTTGCTGCGGTGAAGTATTAGCTAACGCTGCTTCAGACGTTCTTGCCAGTTCAGCCACTTTGGGGGCACTAAATTCCGTAGTACCTAGCTGGACATCGACCGGTCCAGTCAAAGTATCAACTCCGCCAATAGTTTCGTACCCTTGCAGGGGGTTAAACCGCAGCGCATTGCTCATAGCTTGGGGGGACGCAACAGCTTCAGGACCAATCAGTTTAGCCACTTCGCTGCTCTGAACTTCGTTGAGGCCCATGTTGGCCAGTCCTTGGCCAAGACCAAACCCACCGTACGCACCCAGTCCGGCCATGAGTCCTTTTTGCAAACTGCCAGACGATACCGCGCCCAAACCGCCAACCAGAGCAGCCGCACCAAGGCCAGATTCCACAAGACCAAATCCAGCCGGTCCAAGGGCAAACCCAGCGGCAATGGGTAGCAGCTTGTCAAGAAACCCAGCCTCCGGCAGACCGGTCTTGGGGTTGATGGTCAGGGAGCCGCCGTGGGCCATAGCCAATGCTTGAAGGCCATGCACTTCGCGGGGGGTCATATGGACGAGCATCTTGTCGTTGCCCCGCCCGAGCGAGGCCAAACCTTGGGCTACATGCTGCATAACAGCCTCCAAACGGCGAATTTTGTCAATAATATCATGTGGGTAGAGCAGACACAAAGGACAGCGTGGCTATGACGGACGCTGTGGAAGGACGGGTTGGACCGGTGGTTGCGGCGTAATACTGAAGGGAAACTGTGTCCAAAGTTGCCGACCACCACAGCTCTACAAACTCATTGGCTTGCAGTTCAACGAAGTAATTCCAGCCAACAATTTCATGCGCCTCTTCCCCAGCGCTGGCGCTCTTTCGGGCAGGAATAGAGACATAACCCGACGAACCTACGATGTCTGTTCCGTTACCCGTTGAACCCTTGCGAAGCCAGATACTCATGTCTTGTAAAGCGTTATCTGTATTTTGGAACTGCCCAGACCACTGCAAGTTGTAGATGCCGGGGTTCTCCACCGCAATTTTAGATTGGACGGTTCCGGTGATAGTCAGGCTGGTTTGTTCTTGAGAGACGCTGACAACATATGAGCCGACACCGCCAGCCGTGCCAGAGGTCTGTGAAACAACTTTTGTTCCAGCCGTAATCGACCCGCCGGTTAGCGTCATGCCAAGGTAGATCGTGCCAGAGGTGACCGCAGTAACAGTCAGTACAGTTCCAGCACCGGGAGGTGTGCCATCGTCAATCGTGCCCGTGAACACCGCTGTGTGTGAACCAAGACTTACCCCGTTTGCATAATCAGTGGTATCAAAGCGCATGACCTGCGCGGTGTTTGATGGGATTGTCTGGTCAGTTTGATCTTGAAACGCCCCGTACGGAAACCGGATGAACTTGCCTCCACCAGCACCAGACCCAAGCAGAGTCTGCATGGCGTTATCAAGCTCGTTGAAATAGATACGAAGCTGATTATTGAGCTGATCCTGATAGCGTTGCTCATACTCCGTCGTTGCCACCGCAAGGTTGGGAGCCTTTGGCGGGCGCAGATAGTTGGTAATGATCGTAGCCATCAGCGACGCCCATCTGGACGGATGTCAATACGGGGAGTGCCCAACTGCCACGCCACATCTAGTTCGGTTGAGTTGATCTTGAACGACATCTGCCGCCCACGCAGTCGGGTATAGACCTGCCCCGTGTATTGGTCAATCGTGTAGGAAGAGGCTTGAACCACCGTAGGGTCTGGAGTGCCAGCAGCAGAGCCTGAGTTCTGTTTGGGTCGCACCGTCATCGTGACCTGCTTACCTACAGCAGACGAAGTGAAGTTGATGTCGGGGATGATCCGCCAAACAAACCCAAAGTTGTGACCGTCACCGATATCAAAGTCAGACGAGGTGATGTACGCCTCAATCGGAACCGCCGTAGGCAACAAACCATCATTTACTCCGACCTCATGGAAGAGCGTCTGGTTTGGATAAATGTAGGACACCACGTCGTACTGGCTATGCGAAGCGGCAGTGGTCCCAGCAGCGCCACGGGTGCAGCCAGTCAGCGTGTTTGAGCCGCTGCCAGTGTAGGTGATGATCTCAGAACCGATCTGAACCGATCCGCTGTACGGGTAAGACGTAGCATTGATCAATGTGATGTCAGTCGCCGTAGAAGTAATGTTAGCGTTTAGATACGAAGTTTGGACGCTGAACGCAGCCATAGGTTTTTGACGAAGGGCGCTGTCTAACCAAGCCGTACGGTTTATCGTACCGTAGTACCAAATGCGCTCAAGGTGGTTGAAGATCACATACCGGTCATTGACCGGGCTGTTCTGGGACGGGTACATCCACCAGACCTCGTTGTACCCCTCGTTGCTGCCCGAGATTACCTGATAGGACTGTGAGTAATTGAAGTCATTGAATATAAATTGGCGCAGAGTGCAAGGCAGCGTTTCAACGCGACCGGTGTAGGTGTAGAACTTGTCCACGCCCATCCAGTAGGTCACGTTGTTTACGGAAGTCACAGCTTGCGGCGACATGATCGAGATGTTGTCAGCAATCAGGTTGAATCCCCAGACGTACGGCGGTCCAAGGTACTGCATCACAAACAATGCCGTATCAGTGTAGATCAGATTTTCTTGGCGGCTATGCACACCAACCACAATTGTGGAACCATTTGACAGCTTAAATTCTCCAGACTGGTTGGTAGCAGTTGGAACCCAGTCATAGATGTTTTCCTGATCTGACCAACGCACAAGCATTGGATCAAACGTGGTGTTGTCGTTTGTCGGATCGTATTGGTTTGCGCCAAAAGCAATTCCAAAGCGCTGCGTGTCAGAAGTAAAAATTTGGAGGGTTGTGTGCGGTACGAACGTGCCTGAGTACCCAGCGGTGGTCGATGCGGCAGAAAGCTTGATGCAACGTGCGTAGCTGCTAGTGTCTGCCACCCAGTAGTAAATTGCACCACCTCGGACTGCCAGAACCAAGTCTTGGCCAAAGTTATCAAATGACCAAAGCCGCAATTGTTGCCCAATGCCGACTGCTGCCGCTTGACCCCATCCAACAGACCCCGAAGCTCCGGTTGCCTGTTTTACTGTGACGCCAGACAAGTGACTTGTCACGGAGGTGGTGTAAGTAACTGCATTAAATACACTTGTCCCACGAGTACAGCCAGTAAATGTGTTGCCGCCCGACAACCCAGAATAGGAGATCAATTCTGATTCAATCAATATGCTGCCGGAGGCAGTAAATCCGGTTGTGGATGTGACCGATATGGATGTTGCGATGTCGCTCAAATCTGATGACAAAGTTGTAGAAATGGAGTTGGTCGCAATTCCATTCCATGCACCAGCACCCCAGCCGTTACCTGTCGTGTAAACGGCAAGACCTGCCGCGATGTCATACAACGCCTGAACAGATGATCCGCCGCCAGTGGTCGTAGAGGAAGCCGTGTTGGCAGCAATGATGGTGTAAGTGTTGCCTGTCGGCACTGAAATGATTTCATACTCGCCGCTGATGGTTATCCCCGCGACGGCGGTTGCGCCTGAAAAAGTGACGTAAGTTCCTGCGGTTATTCCGTGGCCCGACGCGGTCACAGTAACCAACTTGGAGCCGGAGATTGTGGCGAATGGGTTAGACCCAAGGGTGACTGCGGTAGTTGGATATTGCGGCGTGATGTCGTGGTACTGACCGCCGTTCTCAACATAGACCTTGCAGTTTGTGCCAATTGCATTTAGGTTGGCGTAAGCCAACGTCACCCAATTCCACATCGTTCTGGCAATGCCCTTGAACGTGTAAAGAAGGGGGTTGGACAGGCTCTGCCAGCCGCCTAGCTTCTCCGGGTAGCCAGAGCGGAAGCGAATCTTGTCGCACTCGTACCAGCCACCCTCGTTGGAGTAGTTTGTACCCTCGCGGTTGACGCCCGGTCGAAACTGTAGTTTTTGCAACGGCATAGCTTTTCCTTACGCCAGCATGGTTTCTGCGGCCTTCTCAACTTCAAGCACACGACGCTCCCAGCCCTTACCAAAGTCAGCCCAAGTGTTCAGCGCTTTCAAGAACTGGAGCCGCTTGGCTTGGTACAGATCGACGATTTCGGCTGGATTGTGCGCTGCAACAGCTTGCAGGGTTGCGTGACCGATTGCGCCGTCTGGGTGTGCCCCGACACATTCTTGAAGCCACTTCGCAGCCCGACCGGGACCGGAATTAATGGATGCGTCAAATACAGCATAGTCTACTCCAGCAGGAAGATCGTCGCCCTTGATTTTGTCCCAATACTTGGCCTTGTACAACGGAGCCACATCCGCCGGGGTCAGCGCCCGCATCGCCTTCTCATCTACCGGGTGTCCCACCCACTCCTCCCAAACCCGCTTGGTGCAGCCAAGGTTGGTCATGCCGCCCGGATCGGACGGATGGTTCACAAACCCACCCTCATGGTGCAGGACTGCGGCCAGCGCTTTGTCGAAGTTTTCTTTCATTTTTCAAGGTGCTCCGTCACTTTGACTGCTGCAAGGATGCCAATGAACCCGCCTACGATGGTGTTGAAGGCTGGGCCAATGATCGGGAAAACATCGTTGTTGTTGATGACGCTGTTGGGCATGAACAGACCGTACAGGAAGACACCAACCATTGACACCATGACCAGCGACAGCGTGATGCTGACAAGGATAGTTACGAAGCAGATCGTGTTTTCACGGTTCATTTCTTGACCCCCATGATTTTCTCAAGCGTCCTTCCGCCAAAATAAAAACTCATGATGAGCATGCCCCATTGCCCAAGCAGCTGTACATATTCCTTGTTCACTTCCACATCCCATGCCGACATCAAGCCAAACACGGTGTAGGTGACAAGGATGAAGATCAAAGTCATGGGACGGATGTTCTTCGACAACCAAGAGTCAGAACCCATATCGGCTTTTAGCCGGTCTGTCAGTTCGTGCTGCTCCGATACGTCGGCATTCAGTTGAGCCAGTTCGCCGTTTTGCTGCATCTCCAGCAACTTCAACTTGGCTGCTTCAGCAGCAGCCGGGTCTGGAAACACTTTGTCCAGAATCTTGCTACCAATATCTAGCACCGCGCCGAGTGGAAACATGATCAACCCCTGAAATAAATGGCGACGAAAATGATGATGCCGCCGATACCCAAGAACACGAAGATGCCAGCCGTCATCAGCAACTCTTCCTGCTCCTGTTTTTTCCTTGCCGCTCTATCCTTTGCCAGTCTTGCCTTGCGTATTGCTTCTCTGTGCGCTTCATCCTGCTCACCTGCTATGCGGTTACGTTCAGCGCATAGTTCGTGGTACAACTCCAACTCGCCCTTGAGTGTAAACATGTCGCGCAGTTCAGTTTCAAACTGCTTCAACTGCTTGCGCTGCATCACAATCGTGAATGCTTGCGACAGGGCGCTTTCCTGTTTTTCTGCTTCCTTCGGGTCTTCCGGCTTGGGTTGAGTCTTTGCTGCCTCAACTTCCTTGGCCGCTTTCTCAATTTCGCCTTGAGCATTGAAGAACTTTTGCAGGTCTTCGTAGCAATCCTTGATCTCATGACCAAGCTCGATTGCCTGTTTAACTCCGGCTACAGCCCCCTTTGCGACGGCAAACGCCGCACCTATGGTAATTGGGTCGATCATTTCGCATAAATCCTCTCTACAGTCCGAGCAGCTTGCGGACAAATTCAGCCCCGACACCGGGGCCAAGCAAGACCACGACAATCACTGCATAGAGCAGGTACTCGATCTTGGTCATGCGCTTGTCGCCATCCTTCAACGAGGTGGCGATGTTGCTGTACCGCTCCGAACAAATAGCCTCGTGAACGGCCAGTTTTGTTTCAAGAGATTCTTCACCCATGATTAAGTCTTCATGATGTAGCAAAGAGCGTAGTACGGCGGCAAGTTGGCATTGGTTGCCGACGAACCCTCTGTACTGACGGTGATGTTTGCAGTTCCGGTGTTGCTTGTTATCGTCTTGTCGCCACTAAGGTTTTCGCCAGCAGACAAAATGTCAGGAGTGTCTCCGCCAGACTTTTTCGTGCTTTTGATTGTGCTGGTATGCGTGTGTCCTGAATCAGTGGCCGTGTGGGTGTGGCTGACCAGCGTTGCGTTTGCAGAGCCGCCGGTTGCCCCAACGGCGTAAGTTGATCCAGCGCCAACCACAAAGCGGTCGCGCAAATCTGGTGTGCTGTTTGATCCGTTGCAAAGCACCCAACCAGAAGGGATGGATGCAGAACTCCCAGACCAAAGAATGATCATTCCCGTCACAAACGACGTGATCGTTTGAAATGAAGGCATCGCGCCAGCGCCGTTACTGGTCAAAACTTGCCCAGACGTTCCAACACTTGCTACCGATTGAACTGCGCCAGTTGAGGTAGTGCCACCGGTCAGGACGGCATAAGCGGTGTTGGATGCAACCCCAGAACCACCAGACGCCACTCCCAGCGGCGATCCAAGCGTCATAGACGACATGTAGTTGGTTGCCACGACAACGTCCGTGCCGTTGCTGACGAGCACCATCTTTGCGGCGGCAGGAACGGAGACGCCAGTCTGGCCGCTGACCTTTACCGTGATTGCGCTGCTGGTGTTGTTGTAGATGAAGTACAGCTTTGTCTTTATTGATGGCACAACCAAGTTGCCGCCACCAGTACCAGTCAACTCAAGATACATATTCCGAGCGACACCAGTTGATCCGTTCGGGATAGTGATCGTATCAGTTCCACCAGAGCAAACATATGTGGAGTAACCAAGCGCCTGATCGATTAGCGTACCAAGATTGGTATTAGTGGTGGTTCCCCAAGTGCCAGTCTGATCACCTTCTGTGATCAGTTCAAGTGCAAGGTTGGTTGAATATGTACTCATGAATTACTCCAGTTATGTCCAACGACCAACACGGGTTGCAGATGCGCTAGTGCCAGAGCCACCTTGGTTACCTATCGGGTAGATAGTCATGTACGAGCCGGGAAGAACTGAATATGCACCTCCGGGCGCTGCGCTGAGCGTGAACTGCGGTATCAAAGTTCCAGTGCCGCTAAATCTTAAAAATCCATTTATTGTCATACTGAATGTTGCAGCGGCGTTATTTATTGTTCCAGACACCGTGTTGTTTGAAACAGCGTTTGATGCGATGTTGGCTATACCAGTATTAAATCCGCTGATTGACGATGAACCAACAACACTCATGCTTGTGCCCCTGTAAAAAATGTTGCTAACAGTGGCGCTTCCAGCAAAACCAAAGCCTATTGTGTGTGATGTAGCTCCAGCGGTTTTGGTCAGGCCGATATTTATTTCAAACAGGTAATTGATGTTAATGGTGGATGGATTAAAGGAAGTAAATGATCCGTTACTGCCAAATATGTTTTGTGCTGTCGTCTGGCTGGCTATAGTATTTCCGCTGCCAAGCTGGCAATACACACTCACCCCCGGCATCACTCCTCGGCCAGTACCCGGAGTGGTGTATATGACGTTTCCGTCGTACTCAATAGCGCCTTGAGTTTGTGTTGTGAGTATTTGGCTGCTTCCCGCACTAAATTGAAGAGGTGCAACGCTTGTCGTGCCAGCAGCCAAAGACAAAAGCTTGTTGGTCAAGGTTTGCGTATCAGTTGTGCCAACTCCAGCGCCAGCAGTATTGCCAACGCCTCCAGCCGGGAATGTAGCTCCAACAGTACCGTCAAGTATCAATGCCATTACATCCCCCGATCATGTCCAGTTTCCAACGCGAACAGCGTTGGCATCTCCCAAGTTACCAATAGGCCATATTGACATGCTTGATCCAATAGCAAGGTTTGGTGTGTTGCTACTGGTAAAAGTTGCCTGTGGAATGAAAGTTCCTGTGCCACTAAATGTTACTGCACCAGAAAAATACCCTTGATATTGAAAAGGTACATTACCAATTGCCTGAAAAACAGCTGTTGCTGCCGTTGTTGTTGATGCTCCTTGGCCGACGTTTGCGCCGGTATTGACGCCAGCAACTGCCGTGATGTTGGATGAATAAACCGCACCTCTATAAAAAATAGAGGAGACAGTTGCTGTCCCACCAAAACCAAGCGAAATGTTTACCACTGGAGTTGCTGGAGAAGCTTTTGAAAAAAACAAATTCATTTTAAATAGATATGTAGTTGCAACACCTATATTCAATGTAGAAAAATTTGAATCTCCGAAAAGATTTTGGGTTGTGTTTGTGTTGTAGGCGACAGTAGATAGCACGGCAAAAGTTTGATAGCTTGGAACAACCCCACGATTATTGTTGGCAAGGTCGCAATAAAAGGCGTTGCCATCGTATTCAAAAGCACCTTTTGTTGGCGTAGCAAGAACAGTCCCGGTCGGGTTAAGCTGCGCTATTGGGACAGAAGTTGATCCAACCGAACAAGAAACCAATTTGTTCGTCAATGTTTGAGTGTCGGACGTACCAACATACGAACCTGCCGGGTTAGCTACACCCCCAGCAGGAAACGTCACGCCACTCGTGCCATTGATCGTGATAGTCATTACTACTCCGAAACCGGAACTGCCTTGATCTGGCTGTCGCCAGTGTCGTAGTAGTGAGTGCTTGGAGTTACATCGTCAGCGCACTCAACCCAGAACAAAAGACCATCAACATCCACAAGGCCATCTTTTGTGTCCTGAACTTGAACAATCCGAACCCCAAGAGAAAAGGGTTCCTGCGTGGAAATGTATGCGTATTTCATGCCCTCACCTTAGTATTCAAAAATAATCACACCAGCAGCGCCAGCGCCACCTGATCCAGAGCCGCCGGAGCCGCCTCCACCGTAAGCGCGACCGCTTTGACCCGTGCCACCTCTAGCCCCATATCCTCCACCTCCAAGGTAAGAGGCTCCCCCCGATCCAGTAACCGGGCTTACCGTATCTCCATCCGTACAACCGCCAGCGCCGCCAGTTCCACCAATGTTTAAATCTCCATTGCTTCCAATGCCACCAGTGCCACCGCCGCCGGTGTTTCCAGCAGACCCTGCGGTCGCAGAAACCGTAGTAATTGTATTGTTTGTTCCGGACGCTACTTGTGATGAAGCACCCGCCCCACCTACCGTATAAGTAAGAGAACCAGCAACAAGATTAGATAGCACCTTAATTGCTGTTCCGCCGCCACCGCCGCCACCGCCGCCGTTTGATGCGTTACCAGCACCGCCAGCCCCACCGCCAGCAACAACGGTGATGCGAACTTTAGTAACGCCAGCCGGAATCGTCCAAGTTGCAGAAGTGCCGGTTGTAAATACATCCATTGAAGTTATAGGGCTTGAACTGAGTGTTGTCCAAGTTGGGGCTGCATTGCCAGCCGACGTCAAAACCTGACCAGAAGTTCCATATGCCGTGCCAGAAGTTCCAAACGCCACACCACCAGCAGTGGTGATTGTCATGGCGGTTGTTCCGCCAGAACCAGTGTCATTTGTTTTAATAACCAAATCACCGTTCGTATCGCCAGCAACTTGCAGTGTGGTGGTGGATGTAGTCCCTGCGGAAATTGTGCTCATGCTTACGCCTTCAATGCTTTGAGTTCATCTAAAGACGTTGCAGCATCTGCAAGTTTCGTAATGTCTCGCAGTCTTTGCTTTTCAGCCACAATTGCTGATGTGTCTGCGCCGGATTCTACTGCGCGTTGAAATGCCACATCTTGAGCGGCAAATAATGGAGCGCGTTCTGCACGAAGTCTATCCTTAGTGATAGCTTTTGCTTTGTCAAAGTTGATCGTAATCATTCTGCGTATTCCCATGCGTTACGGAATGTGCGGTCTGTTGGCATGTCAGCAACATCCACAATCTTGAATGGCTTGCCAGCAGGTACGTCTTTGGCTGCAATCTCTTCGATGCTCAGTCCGCACTCAAGCGTAGGAATAATGATGGCAACACCGTCATCAGTCGGATAAATGATTCGTTGGTTCATGGTTGTCCTTTAGCGGAATATTGCATAACAAACATACTTGGCATCAAGAAAAGAACCAGAATTGTTGCCAACAACCAAACGAACTGCTGATGTAGTTGGCGCAACTTCTGCCAATGATGGCGATGATATAAATGGTTGCGGGCCCAAAGTCCAACTAGCCGGATTTACTCCTTGCCCAACAACGGTGTAATTTATGTCAGGCATTGCAGTCGTAAAGTTAATGGTGTAGTCACCAGTGCCATTATCAGTAATGCTTGATACATTTCCAGACGCGCGGATTGCTACTGTTCCAGTACCGTTAAAGTTCACCCAAGCACGACACATGTAAAGCGGCGCTGTACCAGACACAGTAGCAACTTGTGCTGAATTTATGTTTGGCGTTGTTAATGTGGGGCTAGTCAAAGTTTTATTGGTCAGCGTATCCGTGGTTGTCAGTCCAACCAAAGTTGTGGTTGCTGCCGGGAGCGTAAGCGTGTTAGTCCCAGACACTGCTGGGGCTGAAATTGTTATAGCGCCGCTAGTATCGCCTGAAACGACAATTGAACTCATAGTATCAACCACCTTTGACCAGATGCGATTGTGATCACAACACCAGACGCAACCGTGACCGGGCCAACGGACATTCCGTTTGTACCAGTTGCAATCGTTCCAGACACTGATGCCGTCGTTCCATTCAACACAATGGCTTGAGTGCTGGTTCCACCGCCAAGACCTTGCACAGTCCGCTCTGCTGGAGCGGTAACAAACACATCCTTTGTGCCAGCACTGAAGTTGACTGCGCTACCTGCGTTGCTCGATGCCAGAATCGTGGTTCTGGCCAACGTGGTTCCGGAAGACGTGTACGTCCCGATGCCAACTTCCCATTCGTTGGCAGTCTGGTGCGCGATGGTGTAATAGGTGGTATTACCGTTGCCAATGACTGAGAAATTCTGATAGCCAGTTGGCGCAGTGCCACTGAGCGTAATCGTGCCTGTACTCGACGTGGTCGTCGTGTCCTTTACTCGATCTGCAAGAATCAGGGCCATTAAATCACCGTGTCATCAATAAGCTGCCATCCGGCAGAAACATCATTACTTATCACCGTCCAACCAGCAGTTTCTGCACTATCCACCAACGCCCAGTTTGCAGTCTGCAAATCGTCAATTAATTTCCAATATATCGCTGTCACGCTGCCAGCAGAACCTCTTGCCGACACACCACTCAGGGCGATACTGACAGACCTGCCAACCGATCCAACACTGCCCACCGCCGCATTGCCGGTAACCGCATTTACTCTTATCAAGCTTCCGGTCGATCCGGAAGCAGACACGCCAGTCAAACCAACCGTCAGGTTTGCCCCGACACTACCCGCAGAACCTAGTGCTGCATCGCCGGTCACAGCGACAACAGAACCAGCTATTGCTACAACTGTTCCAACTACACCGCTTGCCGCTACACCGGTCAACCCAACTACTGTTTCTGGGCCAACTGTTCCAGCAAAACCTAAGGCAATGTCGCCAAGCTCTGCCTCACTGATGGATGCCGACAACGAACCAACTTGACCACTTCCGGCTACGCCTGTCAGAGCAACCGTCGAAGTCATTGAGACGACTACAGTTCCAGCACTTCCACTTTCCACTACGCCGGTCAGGGCAGCACTCGAACCGGATGTTGCAGTAACAGTTCCGGCTGACCCGTTTGCTGCATTCCCTGTCAAAGCAATCGAGAAGGAGGTTGCGGGGGTTACCTGCCCAACTGCTCCTGATGCGTCAACTCCGGTCAACGCGAAATCTTTGTTGGGCGTGGCCGACCCAGCCAAACCACTTCCAGCAACTCCAGTCAGAGCAACAGAGAGACTTGGCTCTACCGTTCCAACCACGCCACTTGCAACAACACCCGTCAAAGCAGCAGCATTTGTAGCCGCTACCGCACCAACAAAACCACTTCCAGCATTGCCAGTCAGAGCAACTGTGCTATCAGATGCAGCCGCAACCGTACCTACAGCACCACTGGCCGCACTCCCTGTTAAAGCTACTGTTACCGTCGTTCCAGAAGCACCCGGAAGTGCTGCGAACGGAGTTTCAGCGAATGCGGATATCCCGAACATAATCTACGCGGCTAGGCCGCGCTCCAATTAGGTGGTCGAGAGGCGCAGCAGTGCAGTGCTCGTCGTGTTGCTCGGCATAGTCAGCGTGAACGTACCGGCAGTAATAGTCTGCGAACCGAACGTATGCACACTGACAGCCTTGTCGCTTTGGGTCGAGTTGTACAGAAGAACGGAGTCAAACGCCGTGGTGACGGTCAGTGCAGTCCACTGAAAGCTGGCGGTCGGAGTCCAGTACGCCACACCAGCCGTAGCCGAAGTGTTGGTGGACAGCGGAGCCGTGCCGTTGGTGACCGTAACGCCACCAGCCGTGTAGCCAGTGCCAGACGTGTTTGTGACCTCACCGGTTGTGGTGTATGCCGTGGTAGACGCATCCATCGTGGCGGACGCAAAGTACAGAGCCGCCTTGAAAGTGTCAGTGGTCGGAGCAGTCAAGCTGCCACGCGAAGTCAGCGTGGACGAGCCAAACTGATGCTGACCGAGCATCAGTTCTTTCAAAAACGTGGTGCACATTGATTGGGTGTTTGCCATGATATTTCCTATCCAAAAAGAGATGTTTCACCGCCGACAGTCGGCCACTTTTTCAGCGTGACATGCGCTGATCTGTGGACCAATTCACCATCGAGCCAGTACTCGACCCAAGTGGTCAATTCATTGTCATCGTCAATCGAGCCTTCCCGCTTCTCCAGCAGGGCCTCATCTATATCACCTTTAGTGGTGGTTACGATCACGATATCCTCACGATTGCGTTGGTGTTGTTGACGGCGGGGAACTGCACTTCAAACGTACCGGTAGACGTTTTGTCGCTACCAAAATCCAACACAATCATAGCTGGATTAGCCGATCCGTCATACTTGTAAATCAACGCGCCACGCGCCGTAAACGAACCAGACCAAGTGACATCGGCAAACGAGTAGTACGAAGTCGTACCGGACGAACCAACGGTAGGCACTTGGCTGATAGTTAGCGTTTGTCCGCCAGCCGTGTATCCTGTAGCCGACACTTCGCCCGTCGTGGTGTAGGCGGTGGTGGTCGAATCCAACGTGGCCGTGTTGGTATACAGCGCAATCTTGAAGACCTGCGTCGTGCCCGTACCCAGATTAAACGTGGCTGTGTTTAGCCCGTTCTTGTAGGTGTTGGTGGCGTAGTTGCCGGTGAAAGCCATCAGGTCACCTTCTGGCGGTACTGACCGCTGCGGTACGCATCTTGACGCTCCATGCCATCGCCCAGACGCTTGGCCATACCCAGTGCTTCCATGTATTTGGTGTTGTAGGCGGTGATCAAATCAGCCTCACCCTTCATAAAGGTATAGCCTTCTACGAGAGAGCCATAAAGCAACACGCTGTCAAAATTATCACCTAACCAAGTTTGGCCACTTGCGGCAGTGGTGATGCTTTCTGGGTAGTAATAGTAATGAAGCTCAACAACATATGAGGCATCGGGGGTAGGGCCAAGCAGGAAAGACAGTTCGTTGCTGATGGTTGAACCAGATACGGTCGGACCAAACAAAGCGTAATACGCTGGCAAACCCGTATCGGTTGGCGTGGGATACGCCTCACGAATGAAGTTCACATCTTTGTTCAGCAGGTACGAATACGCTCCATCCCCGTCTACAACAGCCAGCGAGTAAACCGCTAAAAAGTCAGTTGGTGATGATAGATACTTGTTGTTTGCAGTCACGCTGCCAGTCACGTTCTTGCGAAGCGATGGGAACTGGACAGTGTTGTAGATACGCTGTTCGGCTTGAGTGATGAACGTATTGATCTGTTCGGTACTCGTGAGCGTAGCCGTGCCTGTCCCTGCGCTGTCCGTGAAAGTGGACGCAGGGAAGTCATTCTCAAGGTATCCCTTGATGGTTTCAAACAGCGTACTGTAGTTCATGGTTACGCCATCGGGCCACGGGCCATTCTGCCCTTGGTCTGAGCTTTGCCACCACGCACTTCAATACCCGAAGACTTGGCAACGTCAGGGTATCCGTTCTTGCCAGTCGAATTGGTATTTGGGCGCGGCTGCGTGTACTTGTTCATCGGGTTAGCAGTGTCAGCCGAGAAGAATTCAAACTTGTCGTTGGAGTTCATTACCGACCCCGCTGGTTGTTTGCACGCGCCATGTTGCGACCGACCTTGCGCATAGCCATGCCGGTTACGCCGCCTTTTTTCATACCATGCAGACGCTTTTCGTGCATCTTGACTTCTTTGTCTGCAATCTTTTTGACCTGTTTGGTGTTCATTCTCTACTCCTATGAAGTCACTACTGTTACGCTGCCAATCGCAATCGTCAGCGCCAAGTTATTCGGCGTGAACCCTGCATCAATGCCTCTTGATCCACCCACCGGATTCCAACCCCACTGGATGATTCTACTACCACCCTCGGGAGAGCCGCTACCCAAAGGTCCGGTGTTATTCTGCAAAACCTGCAACCCGCTGTTACCAGAAGTTACATAGCTAACATCCGGTCTTGGTTCCCGTACAGCTTGCGGATCGTTAACCGGGTACAGACCTAACGACAACTGAGGCTGGTCAGGCTCCCAACATTCTGGGCACACCTTGATCGACACATTCTTGGTCTTGATAACCAAGTTCTTCAACTGCGTCAGCTTGAACCGAAAACCGCACCGGTCGCATTCCGCAATTGAATTTTTGCCAGACGAAAATCTGTTTGGCATGATTACCTAATAAACTGTTCACGCGGCACAAACCGATCCGGAGCTTTCTCCCGATCTTCCGTAGCAGCCATTTCCCACTGCTCTGCGTACTCAGCTTTGAGCATGGCAATCCGAGCAGGATCGACGTTTGGCAGCTTCATGGATAGCTGGAATGCTAGCCCCGCCACCATACAAGGCATGAAGCGGAACGGCACATCTTGGCCGTTGATACCGTTACCGGCATCCTGAATACGGCGAAGCCGCCAGTACACAAAGGTGTAGGTCTGGCTGTTGTCTGGCGTTGGCCAGACGTGAATCCGTGGCGGAACCGCCACACCAGCGGAATCCGTAGCTCCTGAACGGCGCTGAATCCAAACCTGAATCGGTCGACCAACAGCGTTCTTGTTCGGGATCATGGCGTAGGTAGACTCGCTGATCCGACTGATGTTGATGTCAGTTTGGTTCTGGTACGTGCCTGTGCGGATTACGTGATCCAATAGATCAACAGTGTCAACAGGCAGATCGTAAGTAATGGTAGGAGTCGGGCTTGTATAAGCAAGCGTGATTTGTCCTTGCTCCACTGTCCACATGTTAATGCCACGGTTTGCCCACTCCATTGTCAGCAGGTTCAATGACCGTCGTGCCGTACGCATGTCGTAGCCCGAACGCAACTCCTGCCCGCAACGCTCAAACGCTTCCTCAACCAGATTATTTAGGTCTAGGTTGAAGTTGTACGTATCAGTAGTTTTGTACGGAACGGTAGCCATTACTTATTTCCTATACGCAGCAGTTTTCTTAGCCACGCCTTTAGGTTGCGGTACAAACTGTTTTCCTGCAGCTTTACCGGCTCGCTTGGCACGGGTGCTGGCGGCGTACTCTTGCGGGGAGAGCGCTTTGATGGCGGCTTCGGGGAGATAACGCTCTCCCGTCGCTTTGCTTCCCTGCGTAGATGGCTTGCCACTTTTCGTGCGCCACTTTTGCTGGGTCCACGCTTTGAGGCTGGCTTGCGGTTTGGCGAGTCCACTCACTTATACCCCCCGCCAGACTTTTTGTACTGTAAAGCCAGCATCTGTGCTTTACGCGCAGACCACTGTCCCGGAGCACCGCCTTTGCCACCAGCCTTGATGCGGTTGAACAGCGACTTGCGCATGCCCGGTTTGGTGTAGTTGCCAGCTTCATTCACGCGGCTTACCTTGCCGCCTTCGGCGTACATGTCCACATCCTGCGGATCGTCTTTCCGCTTGATGGTCTTAGCCTTCGGCATCTTGGCGGGGGCAATTGCCCCCATTCCGCGTGAGGGGCGCATTAGCAGTACCCGCCGCCCTTCATGGACACTTTCATGCCCTTGGTCTTGCCGCGCTGGGCAATGCCATCAGCCGCTTTGTGGCCACCAGCCAGACCACCAGCCGCCATCTTGATGATCGTGCCTTTGGTTTTGCCACGAGACTCGATGCCACCACCCTTGGCGTACTTGGCCATACCGCCTTTTTTCATCGCGCCCATCTCAGCAGCTTCGTGCCGGATCATTGACTTGGGAGCGCCCTTCTTCTTCATGAAGGCCACTTCCTTGCCAACCATCGCCTTGGATTCTTTCATTCCGCCAGATTTCATACCGAGATTCCCCATTTGTTTGCCCGTAGGCAGCTTTTTGTCAACGCCTTTGTCCATAAGTCCTCCAGCTTTCATACCGGCGAACCGGTTGAGTTTGTTGAACGGCATATCCATCTTGCCGTGCTTCGTGTCCTGCTTGTTGATCACTGCTCTACCGCCACCAGCCATCTTCTTCAAACCTTCCTTTGACATGCGTTCAGCATCGGCTTGCTTGATCCCGCTGCTCTTGGCAAGGGCAGGATTGTGCGCTGCGGCACGGAAGAGCTTCAGCTGTTTGGCGGTCCAAGGCATCAGACCATCCGACCTTTCGTCTTGCCGCGTTGAGCGCAACCGTCTGCACGAGAGGAAGCTGAACCGCCTTTAGCAAATTTGACCGGCTTTTTGCTGGCTTCGTATGCTTTGTCTTCCGCTTCCTTGCGCTTCTGTTCCGCCTGTTTATCAGCAATTTCTTTGGGCATAGGAGCAGGGCCAGTCTTGTTCATCTCAGCCCATTCCTTGCGGTATTGCGCGGCTTTTGCATCGTACTGATCAGCCATGATTTCCTCAGCAGTTCCAAGCCCGGAGGCTTTTGTTGATACGGCTATTCGGATCGTTCGCCGTCTTCGATGAAGTCAGCTTCTTCTTCATCCCGCTCATACGGGCGCAGAACGACTTCTTCCGTGCCCCGCCTTCCGGTTGCGGACGTTTCAGCCCCGGCTTGCCCGGGTTGGCTGCGTTGTAGGAGGCTCGTCCTTTGGCGTTCAAACCACCAGCAGGATTTTTGCCTTCTTTGCGTTGCCATGCAGGTGTCTTAGCCATTACGCAGCATCACTCATAGGTGCGTCAACAGGTTTCAACATCGGGTACAGAATCTCATTCCCGAAGTCGCTCTCATACTCATGGACACCCATGTGACCCAGCTTGATCGTCGGGTCGATCCAGATGTCAAAGCCTTCCGCACGGGCGCGGTCGCAGAACAGGAAGTCCTCGCCAATGTAGCCATCCGGCGTGGTCATGAAGTCAAAGTAAGCATGCAGCTTCTTGTTGCTGTTGGTGTCCTTGTGCCGCCACTCAGGGTGGTTGGCACGCAGCTTCTCAAACACCTGACGCTGAATCATCATGAAGCCGGTGGCGATGCGATGCGCCTTGACCAGACCCCAGCCGTCCATGCTGACCGTGCCTTCTGTGCCATTCACGCCCTCGCCGCCATCGAGCGACAGGATGTAGACCTTGCCAGCTTTCCGGGCTTGATACGCGCCACCAACGATTGCCTTGCTCTGGTTCCAAGCCATCAGACGGATCACCGAGTCCGCATCGAACGTCATGTCCGAGTCGATGAACATCAGATGGTCACAGTCTGACTCAAGGAACTCATACGCAATCAGGTTACGAGCGCGGGATACAACAGAGCAGCCACAGATGCTGCTGACCTGAATGTGAATCCCATGCTCCAAGACCTTCTGTGCAAGCTGCATCAACGACACTGCCATCTTCAGGCCCACTTTGTGGTCATAGGCCGGAAGACCAATCATCAACTTCTTGCCAACAAGATCAAACCCTTTTTGGTTTTGCACAAATCACCCGTAGAAAATGGTCACGCCAGTTTGGTTGGAAAGCTGCCCGTAGATACCGTTGAGGCAAAGCAGACCCTCACCCGGAATCAGCATGCTTTGGTTCTGCGGAACACCAGAACTGGTCAGCGCAGCTGTATCCACCGACATCAACCAACGTCCGCCAGCATTGGAGAACGTGCAAGCAGTAGCACTTGCAATAGTCCTGCTGTTGACATCCGTGATGGTGAAGGTGCTGGAGTCAGTGACGGTAACCGTGTAGTTGCCATTGGTTGCAGACACGCCAGTAGCGGTGGCAAACGTGATACCAATACGATCACCCGTCTGCAAGCCGTGTGCGGCGCTCACAACCGTCACCGTGTTACCAGACTGCGTATAGCCAGTAGCTGCTGCCGTGGGCGCAGCAGTCACATCCCACATGTTGATCGTGCCAGCCGTCGAGGACGACGTGTACATGATCCCCTTGAGGCGGGAGCGGTAGTTGATAAAGAACCCGGAACTGTTTAGGTGTCCCGAATAGACATCATATTGCATGGTCAATCTCCTTGGAGTTCAGTGAAGGGGGCCGAAGCCCCCCAAGAAGATTGATCAGCTGTACGGCGTAGCGACGGAACCCGAACCGACAAACGAACCCTGCACCGACCACTTGTTCGCGGCAAACGGCGACAGCACCAGACGGCTACCAGCAGCAGCGCCACCAGTGGTGGTTGCGTTCAGCGTGATGATGGTGCTGGCGGTCGAGTTGAACGACGCGGTGGTCGTACCGGCAACGGAAATTTGGCCGACATACGCATCACTGCCAGAGCAGGTAATGGTTTGTCCCGTAGCTCCCGAAGAAGCGGCGGTAAAGATAAAGGTGAACGTCACACCAAGGTTGTTCAGGGTGTTGGGGTCAGAACCCGGGCCAGCCGAAGTCGGATCAGCCGAAGCATTGATCGTCGGGAGCGTGATTGCGCAGGTCGCCGGAACCAACAGGATGTGGCCAGCGTGTTGCGCAACAGTGAGGGTGGCGGTAGCGCCAAGGGTAATGAAGTTACCCGGGCCTTGCGTGTAGAAGCCGTTTAACGACCGTACCGGGCCGTCAAATGTGGAAATAGCCATTTGATATTCCTTGTGTAGTAGCACATCCCCGTACCGTCTCTACTAAGTCTGCTGGGGCAGTCTGTACGGGTGAAAAATCCCAGATAGGTGGAGCATACACCAAAAACAAAAAACGGGGGGTTTTTACGCCCCCCGTTCGTGTTACGCGCCTTGGGAACCCCAAGCGCCCAACGGATCAGACCAGCCGAAGCTGTAACGCTCGCGGCTCTTGTAACGGACGTTACCGGTGTCGAAGTCGCCGTCCATGCTGTTAGACAGCGGTGTGCGGACAAAATGCTTCAGACCATTCGGAACGTCGGTCATCAGGAAGTAGCCATTGCTGTCAGTCAGGAAGTGATTGACGCTGTAGCCTTCCGGGATCGAGCCGTTGTTCTTCAGAGCGTTGATGTCGTTGTTGGTGGTGCTAACACGCAGCTCGGTTTCGAGCAGACGGGTCGCAACGAACATCAGGTTCGGCGGAACAATCAGCTTACGCGGCTTGGCAGCGATCAGCAGGCCACGTTCGTCGGTCCAAGCAGCGATCTGAATAACGGCGGCTTCCAGAGAAGTCTCGTTCAGGTCAGCCATAGTCGACTGGGTGTTGCTGTTAGTGCCGCCAGACACCAGCGGGTGAGCGGTCGAGAACAGAACTTGACCATCGCCACCGGTGTATCCGGAGGTGAAGCCGTTGTTCAGCACTGCGGCTGCTTTGACCTGCTTGGTGTAAGCCATAGCACGGGCCAGACCCTTGGTATAACGAGCCGACAGGCTGTCATACAGGTTATCTTCAATCGCCTCTTCGGTGATCGAGAAACCAAGGGCAATGGTTTCGTGCTGGTAACGGGCGGTCCAAGCTTCTTGCGCATTGTCATAAGCAATGGCATTGCCTTCCGCCTTAACCGGCGCTGCAGAGAAACCGGACAGCTTGGTTTCTTCTTCAAACGAACGCTCGGAAGTCTCGGTTTCGTAGATTTCCTTGTGCTCTTCGCCGTAACGTGCGTACTCCAGACCGAACAAGGCGTTCAGGCCGGGGAGCAGCTCTTTCAGTAGTTGTGCGCGTGAAATAGCCATGTGTTACTCCTTAGATGCCCGTAGCACCGCGATAGATATGAACACCCTGAGTCCAAGTCACGAGGACTTCGACAAAGGAACCAGCGGCAGGTGCAGTGTCCGGCACAACATCGACCACTTTGAACGTGTAGGTGCTGGTCGTGCCAGCCGAGTTCAGAATAGCTTGTTGCGAATCACCGGTGATGGTGCTGCCCACGTTGTTCACCAGTTGAGCGTTGCCGCCAACCAAGTTCGCACGGGTAGCTTGCGCCACAACGGTAGTGCCAGAAACAATTGCACACTTCATCACCAGATCAGGATCGTCAGCAACATACGCTTGGATCGAGTTCACGCCGTCGGGCGTGCCGGTGGTGCTTGCCGGGTAGTACTGCGCATAAATGCGCTGACCGGCGGAGTTGATGTACGAGCAGCCCATGAAAACGCCAGCCACTTGAACCGTGGTAGTGGTGTTAACGGTAGTGCCGCCACCAACGACGCAGCCCGATGCGGACATCAGGACAACGTCACCAAAGAAAATTGCAGTGCCCCAGCCGCTTTCGATGGGAATCTGACGGGTTGAGCCAGCAAAAACTTGGCCACCCAGCAGGTTCACCGGCTTAAAGCCGTAGGGCTTATCAACAGTCGGATATGCCATGTGAAACTCCTAAAGGATTATGTGGTTCCGCGCCCAAATGACACTTTGGAACTACGCTCCTTGAAGAGCGGCATCCGCGAGTCACTTTGACGCATCAATGTGTTGTCCACAGCCTCGGCTTGAGCTTGAGTTTGGGCCGCGTAATACGCATTCCGTTCCTCAACCGCTTCAATCGGTGCTTTGCACAACAGCAAGCCTCCAACTTCAATGTTGCCCTTGAACCGGCTCGTTGACGCTGGATCGTTATACATTTCCATCTCCGGGTGGTCTTCTGCTTTCACAGGAACCCACATCTCCCGAAGCTTTGCCGACACGTTCATCGGGTCAGCCTGACCGGTAATACTCGTGCGAATCCACCGAAACTTCCAACCCTTAGATGGTGCAGGATCAGGAAGCAAACTTGATGGTGCCCACGGTTTTTTGCGCTGTGTAGTCTCTCGACTTTCGAGTTCACGAGCGAGTCTGTTCTCAGCCATTATGCGTTCCCCTGTGCAAGTTGTTTAGCGTACAAATCCAAAGGTACTCCGAGCTTTTTTGCAATAGCTACTTGCGTCCTAGTCAAAGTGATTTTCTTTGGTCCGTTAGAACGACTTGCTGGAGCGACGACTGTAGCAGCCTTACGCACTTCTGTTGGCTGAGTGGTAGGTTCCTCTTTCTCGTTGAAGAAGTCAGGAAACCGTTTACGCATGCGTGCATCTATGTGCGCGAAGTACTCGTCACTGCGCGGGTCTATACCCGATTGGACCAACTGCTTATGTGCGATCAGCGCGACGGCGGTCATCTCGTCATTAGGCCCAAACCACTGATTACGTTGCTGCCAACGCAGCGTTTTCTCATCAGGGCGGCTTTGTTGCTGTTCGATCTGTGTCGTTTCTACACCTTCTACGTCATCTTGTAAAGGGGTAGGACGAAAATTATTTGCCTTCTCCAGCTTCATCTGGGCTTGCATGAGTTTGGTTTGGGCTTCCAACAAGGCATCCGCGTCAAACGACTCGTGCGCCTCCTTGAACTGCTTCTTGGCCATTTCATACTCAGCCTCTGCCGCCGTCTTCATGGAACCGGCATACGCCTGCTCCCCGGTGGAGACGTACTGCTTCAACCGCTTGTTTTCCTCAACAAGTCGCTGAGCGACACGTTTCATCTCCTCCTGTTCGCGCTGCAGTGCTTCTTTGGCTCGCCGTTCATCATGGCGAGCATGGCTTAACTCCTTAATACGTTTCTGAACGGAGGCACTGTACGTGGCCAGCTCCTCGTCCTTAAGGTCTTCAGGCTCTTTCTCTAAGGGCTTGCGGCCCCGGTCTTGTTCCGGAGTGTCGTCTGCGATCTCAATATCTACGTCGCCTTCGACTGAAACCTCGATGTCCGGAGCGTCCGAAGCGTTTTCAGCGCTCGGGGCATCCTGCTCATCCGGAAACTTGTACTCTCCATTACTTGTTGCCATAAGTCCTCCTTAAGCGTGAGAAAGGCCGCGTGGGTCTTCAACCACGGCTTCCACGGTGTCGTCATTGATGATGCGGAATTCCCGGTCGTGAATCTTCATGCGGGTTCCGGCGTACGTACGGGTCAGGACAAAATCGCCTTTTTTGCACCACGGGCCGGTCGGAAACCGATTCGCGTCGCTGTAGGCCATGTCACCAAGCTCGACCACAAACAGCACCTGCGTGGTCAACTCCTCTCGGTTGACGGTAGTTTCCGCCTTGATCAGCCCACCTTCATACTTCGCCTCGATGTGAGGGACCATACAAAGTATCCGGTAGCCTTTCGGTTTGGGAAGCTGCTTTGCCTTCTCCTCTGCTTCTTGCTGCGTTGCACCAACATCAATGTCACTCATCCTGCTTCTCCATTTCTTCTGCAAGGTCGATTAAATGCCGCTCTGCAGTAGCTAGACCCCGGATCACCCCGCAGAGGTGTTGATACTCGTCAAACGATTTGCATGCGCCGGTCGCTAGATCATCGGCGTAGTTGTTCATTTCAGTGCGCAGCCTGCTCCGTAGAGCATCCACGGGAATCATCACTTGCTACCCCCTTTCGGTTGTTGTTTAGCCTGCATCATCTGCGCCCTGTTTTTGGCGATCTCTACTCCCATACGAAGTCCTTCGCGCTCATCGTCTCGCTGAGCGTTTTCCTTGTCTTTAGCCATCTGAGCGCCCAAGCGAACGCCCTCCAGCTGTTGTTTCCCGGCAAGCTCCGCTTCTTTCAGCTTCAGCTCATCGGCTTTAGCAGCGGCATCAAGGGCCATCTTCTTCTCCTTGATCTCCACTTCCTTGGCCTTTAGCTGCAGCTCCTGCATCTGCAACTGGAGCAGCGGGTCTTGCGCATTCTGCTGGGCTTGCTGTTGTGCAACCATCGCTTGGCTAGCAGCCAAGACTTGCGGAGCGGCCTGTGCCAACATCTGCGAGAGCTGGTACTCCATCTCCGGCGGCAGACCTTCCTCCGAGTTCGGCATCGGTACACCCAACGCCTGTGACATCTTGTTACGGTATGCGTAGCCAACGTGCTCAGCGATGTGCGCCTGCATAGCGCCCATGATCATCTGCGCCTGTGGGTTCTGCCCCATCAGCTGGGCAATCACCGGGTCCTGCATCGCGGAGGTGTGCACCTTGATGTGCGACTCGTGGTCCTGATACGCAAACGCCTTGACGGGCTTGCCAGCCAGCACGTTCTGGTTCTCCTGCACCGGGTCAACGGGCTTCAGGTCTTTCTCAGTCGGCACGAGCTTGTCGATGTTCTTTATTCCCAGCACGTTCAGCATCTGCCGGTGTAGCTCGGGCATGTCGTAAATCTGCGGAGCCGTCTGCGCCAGCTGCAGCACAGCTTGATACTGCACCACCCGCTGGCTCATGGTCGCCGCGTTCGGATCGGACACCGGCACAATCTCCACATGGCGGTAGTCCTCGTACTTGGCTTTGCGACCGTTGGGCGCATCCACGTCGTACGGATACTCTTGGTTGGCCGGGGAGTCCTCGCGCACCAGCTCGGCAATGAGCTTTAGCTCTTGCTTGAACGCAAAGTGCACACGCGCCTGCACAGCACTCATGACCTTGAGCGTGCGCTCCAGAATTGCCAGCGTGGAGCCAACAGGAGCTTGGTTGGACATGTCGCTGATCTTCATATCCGCCGTGGCAGCAAACCGACGGCCCTCGTCCACAATCTTGTCCAGCAACCCGGCCAGTACTTGGCTTGGCTCCTTATAGGGCAGCGGCAGGATGTTGTCGCGCAGCGATCCGGAGCCAATATCTACGTCGCGGAACTCTCCGGGAGAGATGGGAGTGTCGTCGCCCTTGATCCGCAGACCACGGGTTTTCAGGCCCCCCGGCAGGTTAGATAGTGTGCCCGCATCGACCAGCTGGCGAATTATGCTGGTGGCGCTCTTGGCGAAGCCCCCGATCAGGTGGAACAGGCCCAGACCGTATGCCCCGAAGCCGGGGATGTATTGATAGTGTATGTAGTGCAGCCGCTTTTGCTTGGTCTTGTCGTCTTCTTTCCAGTTACGGCGAACTGACAGTACCGCGTTGATCTGGTCTACGTAGGTGACGATGTATGGCAGCGCGATGCCCGTTGGC